CTTGGACCTGACTGCGGGAAGCCTCTTTGTGATCGTGTTGCATTGTGGCTTGTGGTGATCACTAGCCTTGTACTTTTTATTATAGCGCTTTATGCCGCATCAATTGATACTCATGAGCGTTGTTTGGAAACTTGTGAAGAAGCCTACAAACTCAATATTGATAATTCTTGGCACGCATGTGAAGACCGGTGTGATAAGAAGTTTGGCAAATAATATAAAGGAAAGGCACTCCAAGACTTAAAAAAGGCGCGCCGGTATCTTAATAAAATGATTGAAGAATTAGAAAATGAAAATCGGTAATCTAATAAAGCATAAAAAAAATGCTACCACGGCTGTCATCGTGGATATTTTTATGTCCGGACACGAGCTTGAGTATCGCAATGAAGAGTGGGCAGTCGTTCTCTTTTCCGACCACGCAACCACGTCCAGAGCACCTTTGGAGTTATTAAAAGATAATTGGGAGATTATTAGTGAAATTTAAAAAAGCTTTAACATATGATGATGTCTTGTTAGTCCCCCAGTACTCAGACATTGAAAGCCGTTCCGAAGTGGACATCGGCAACGCGCTGGACGACAAAATCCGCCTAGACCTTCCGGTGCTTTCCGCTCCAATGGACACTGTTACCACGGTGGATATGGCACTCGCCATGCGGAAAGGGGGTGGTCTAGGCATCATTCACAGATACAATTCAATTGATGACCAATGCACAATGGTAAAAGAAGCGTGGGAATGCGTGGACTTTGTGGGGGCTGCCGTGGGCGTCACTGGCGATTATCTAAAACGTGCCTCGCGTGTGGTCCATCAGGGTGCGCGTGTGTTGTGTGTGGATGTGGCCCATGGTCATCATCAATTAGTGGAGCGAGCTATTAAATCTATTAAAGATATGCTCAACGACAGTGTGCATATTATAGCCGGAAATGTTGCAACCCTGGAAGGGTTCAATGCCTTGGCCGATTGGGGAGCCGATAGCGTGCGCTGCAATATTGGTGGGGGCTCTATATGCTCCACGCGCATTCAAACAGGCCATGGCGTACCGGGCCTTCACACCATCTTTGAGTGTGCCCAATCCGACCGCGATGCAAAGATCATTGCCGATGGCGGTATCCGTTCATCGGGCGATATCGTTAAAGCGCTTGCCGCCGGAGCCGACTTCGTAATGGTAGGCTCTATGTTGGCCGGGACAGATGAATCTCCTGGCGACATTATCATTGGAGCTATGAATACTAAAAGGAAAGTGTACCGAGGTATGGCAAGCAAAGAAGCACAGTTTGACTGGAGAGGGAAATGTTCTTCCAACGAAGGGATCTCCGCTACCGTGCGTTATAAAGGCCCGGTTGCTAACATCCTCGCAGGCCTAGGCAACGGAATCAAGTCGGGCCTGTCCTATTCAGGTGTACGTACGATCACGGAGCTACAGGCCAAGGCGCAATTTATCTGCCAAACCAGCGCAGGGGCCGTAGAAAGCAACACCCATATTTTAAATTTAAAATGAGAAAAAGAAAATCACGCCCAGAAAATGCTAAAATGATAATGTTTCCTTCACTGGAAGAATTACATGTCAACTTAATGCTTAAATTAAACTTTGATGACCTGACCAAGTTTTTCTTTTTCAATGAATACATCAAGGGTTATCTTGTGGAAGACCCAGAATTAATGCCGTTTATAAATAAAATAAAAGAAAAAAGCATGTTAGCGCGCAAGTTTAGATTAAAAAAGACCCGAGAATTAAGAGCCAAAGAGCAAGAAATAATAAAAAAGTTTGGCCTCAACCCAGATGAGATAGAGGATATATTTGATATGATTGAAAGCGGGGAAGACAGATGAAAGATTGTGCGACCGAATGTATGGCAAATAATAAGAAATGCGCGAATAAAAGCTGCCGCCAGTGGATAAAACACAAGGAAGATTTGAACTGTGTTTTAATCGCCGTGGACAAAAATGGCAAAATGACTTTAAAAGAAGTGGGCAAAAGATTAAACATTTCTTATGCCAGAGTAAAACAGATAGAAAAGCAAGCGGTAAGTAAATTGCAAAAAAAAGTAATTTCCTTTTAGTTTTGACTAATTATTACAACTTGCAAAACCAGAAGAACTGGTATCTAAAACACAAAGGAGAGAAAAATGACCGAACGAAAGAAAACACTTCTTAAAGAAGGAACAATTCGTCGTTTCATGAAGCTGGCCGAGCTTGACACTCTTTCTTCAAACTTTTTAAATGAATACGAACTTGAAGAACAAGATGACGATCCCACCGCTGCAGAGGCCGACTATGACGAGGCTTATGAGGACGAGGGCGAAGCTGAAGGCTTCGAAGCTGGCGAAGAGGCTGCCGAAGCAGCGACCCCCGAAGACATGGTGGAAGAGTTGGTAGGCGAAATCGCCGCTGCCGTAACCAAAGTGACTGGGATTCCAGTTTCTGTTGACGGCGGGGAAGGCGAAGTCGAAGACGTAGAGGCTATGGACGACTTGGACGACTTGGCTGCTGACGAAGAAGTCTTGGACATGGCCGAACCCGATCTCCCGGGCGACGAGCTTGCAGAGGATGTCGAAGAAGAGCTTACGGAGGATGCCGAAGAAGAGCTTGAAGAAGACAAAGACTGGGGAAGCAAAAAAGACGAGTACAAGCGTCGTAAGGGTCCCAAAGGCGTCGAGCACAAAGCAGGAGACGTCAAAGGGCATTATAAAGACTACGAGAAACAAGAAGAATCCGTTCGACTTGATAACGTGGATTTGATTGATGACGAAGCCTTAGTCCAGGAAATTGCACAGCGTGTGGCACAACGCTTGATGAAGAAATAGTTTAGATACTTTGTAAGAGGTTTTAGATGCAGGAGTTCTTCTGGTTCATCCTCGGCGCTTTAATGTATAAATTTTTAGCCGCCATTCTGGATATAGGCCGTAAATATAAGTTTGTATACGATATCAAAGTGCTTGCCCTACAATTAATAGGGCAAGCTTTTCAAGAATTAACTTTCACGAGCGCCCTTAAGTATGCGGCCCTCAAAGATCAGAAAATTGATGAAGCAAGAGTCAAACGACTCCACATCCAGGACGAAGAATATATGCAAACCTGGAAACAAGGGGCCGTTGAGACGTTACACGCATCGGTCCCCCCATTATATAAAAATGCAATAGAAGTAGAAGATTGGAATGAATTAATGTCTTTGCTGGATATTTATTATAAGGATAAATTTAATAATGCCAGCCAAGACAAAAATGTATGAAAATATTAACAAGGCACTTTTTGATTATAAGTTAATTGTTATTGATAAAAAGATGGTGTGGGCCGAGCGGGCTTTCATGGCGAATTCAGTAGCCCAATGGTGCATCCAGAAAATAGAGAAGGGGGAGTTTTCCCAAAAACAAATTGAAAGCTTTGGAAAGATTCTTTTTCTTTACTTACGAAATAAGATAGACTTATACTGGAAAGATGATATGTTACATGTGCACACCAAGATGCGAAAACAGCTAGGACTAAAAAATGACAAAACGAAAGTCCACTAAAGAAGAACAAGATGAGACCGCAGCGCCAATTTACGTCCTCAGTGCCCCTCAAGAACAAGTAGCCAAAGTTAGAGCCCTAAGCTTATTTGGAGATCTCGACGAAGAACAAGTTGAAGGGATCTGCCACTCCCTCCTATTATTAAAAGAATCAGGCAAAGAAGAGATTTACGAAGACCCCGAAGATATTGACTCTCCACTAAAAGAAATTATATATAAGCCGATAGATTTTTATATTTCCACCTGGGGCGGAGACGCTCTCGGGATGTTTGCCATCTATGATTTGCTACGCGTAATCCGCGAAGAGTGCGAGATTCATACATTTGGACTGGGAAAGGTAATGTCAGCAGGAGTTCTGTTGCTCGCCTCCGGCACCAAAGGAAAGAGAAAGATTGGAAAGCACACTCGCGTCATGATGCACAGCGTACGCGCAGGGCACACCGGCACCGTCCATTCTTTAGAAAATGATATAAAAGAAACTAAATGGATTCAACAACAACACATTGAAGCGTTGGTAAGCGAAACTAAAATGACTAAAGCTTATATTAAGAGAATGCTTAATAAAAAAATTGATGTATATTTGAATGCTACTCAAGCAGTGAAGCTAGGAATAGCTGATATTATCGTTTAATAGGAACTATTTATAATATGGATATCGACAAGTTGGTTGAAAACTATTTTGCTCCCCAGAATTCTTTAACACAAGAAACTCTTTGGGAACTGTTTGATGAAGTGTTAACAGAAGCTAACGCGCCACCATTGATGACTGAGGACACTCAAGTACGATTTAGTGAGACGATTGATATTCCACGTTTGGTGCCTTCGGAGGCCTGGGGCGATCCAAACTCCCAGAGTCGCCAAGAAATCAATAAGGTGTTTGCTAGTATTACGGGTGGCAAGGATATTAGAAAACGTCTTGACAGCGTTAAGAAGTTTTTGACTCCCGCCACCGCGAAAAAAAAGAAATCTCCATCTTTAATTATTAACATGATGATGATCACAGAGGCGCTGCAAGCCACCCTAAACGATTTTAATGAGAGCGCATCAGGTTTTGTTTTTGAGGGTTTTTTGGCAGCGCTTACTGGTGGTAGGCAGGAGGCCGGGCGAGTCAAGGGCACGTTGCCCATTGAAGATTTCGTCGCCTTCTCGGAGTTTGGTGCTGATACCCCTGTGAGCTTGAAGTTGCTGGGAGCAGAGGGAAACGTAAAAGGAAGCTTTACAAATTTAGTTGATTTCCTTTTAGTCAGAGGCGTTAGCGAAATCAAATACCTTATTACCTACAAAACAACAACTTCACAGGGGGTAGAGGGATTGTTGTTTTTTGCTTTTGACATCAACACTACAAATTTTGTTGATTTTATCCTTGGGACAAGAGGCGATTCGCTACTTGCCGCCACCGATGGGAGTTTTACTTCGGCTGATGTGCGCCAAGCTTTTGAAAATTACGTAGCCAATCCCTCCGAGGGTCTTCCGGTCCTGGCTCAAATGGTTACAAAAATGGGGGGATATCAAAAAGCTGGTTTCCTACACGACTATGTGGAGAAGGGGGAAATAGAAGACCCCACCCCTGAGCAAGAGAGGGAAAGGCAAGCGGCGCGAGACGCGCGCCAGCTAGCCAAGCAAGCAAAGGTGCGGAGAGATTTGGCCAAAGACGCACAAAGGAGAGAGCAGGAACTAAACGAAATGCTGGAAAGCGGCAAAATTTCTTTGAACCAAGCGTTCCACCAAATGGAAAAGATCTCCATTGAAAGGGAAAATATTTTAAACGAAGCTAGCGGCGATGCCAAATCGCAATGGTCGGCTAGTTGGAGCCAAATGCGAAGCACGCCAAATCTCAATTTTGAAGTTTACGGAGAATTAGATTTATCGCAAAAAAACATCGACGAGCTAGTAGATATCTACTCAGAAGTTTTAGGTGAAACGCTCCTTACACTCCTCAAGACAACCAAAGAAATGACCGAGAATATTGGCACTTACTATTCAGCCAAGAGGAGAACAAAGGCGCAAGCTGCTGGCCGAAAGGCTGAAAGCCAAACTGCGGAAGTTAAAGATCTTCTCGAACAAGACCCCCGATACCAAGATAAATAACTTGACATTCTCAAAAAAACCCATTATATTATAAACACAGAGGTGTAATATGAAACAATTTATGGACTCGTCCGACTTGCGTGCCAAGCTAGAAGAAGGCTTACGCATCGTCACACAGAACGTGGCATCCACTCTTGGTCCGAAGGGTCGCAACGTCATTCTTCACCAAAAAGGACGCAACCCCATCGTTACCAAAGATGGTGTCACCGTTGCCAAGTTTGTGGACATCGGTGATGACCCATTCTGCAACACTGGCGCGCAGATTGTTAAGCAAGCTGCGGAAAAAACGAACCAGGAAGCCGGAGACGGCACGACCACTACCACCATTCTAGCCCATGCTTTGTACCGTGAATCTCAAAAGTACTTAGCATCGGGCGCCCCTCCCATTGAATTAAAAAAGGGAATGGAAAAGGCGGTTAGTTATTTAACTCAACAGATCGAAGAACACGCTTCGCCCATTTCGTCGTTGGATGACATTCAACACATTGCCACCATTGCGGCCAATGGAGACGAAACCATCGGCAAGCTCATAGCCAAAGCCGTTGACTTAGGAGGGAAAGATGGTTCAATTACCATCGAAGAAGCACGATCAGCCGAAACAGACCTTCAATTAATAGAAGGCTTTCGCTTTGATTCTGGATACTTAGCCACAGCTTTTATCAACGAAGACAAGCGAGGTATCGTACGCTATGAGAATCCCTTGATCTTGGTGACAGATGAAAGCATTGAAGCGGTCGAAGAGATGATGCCTGCGTTAGAGATTGCAGCACGAGAGACGCGCCCTTTTATTATTGTAGCTGAAAACATTGAAGGCCAAGCTTTGGCTGCTATGATTATGAATGCCACACGCGGGACACTCCGCGTAGCTGGAATTAAAGCTCCGCGGTATGGGGAAGAGCGCCGCAACATTCTAAAAGACTTGGCACTTTCAGTAGGGGCCACCCTCATTAGTCGAGAAAGCGGCGTACGCTTAAAAGATGTTAAGCTCACTCACTTGGGAGAGTGCAAGACCCTGGAGGCAGGAAGAGCATTGACCACGGTCGCCGGAGGAAAGGGAAGTTTAGAAGACATTGAAAACCAAATTGAAAAACTCAAAGCTATATTAAAAGACACTGACTCTTTGGCGGAATGCCAAAAGATACAAGACCGTATTACACGTTTGGCGTCGGGCATTGCCATCATCCGCGTGGGTGCGCCAACGGAAATTGAAATGATAGAGAAAATGCATCGAGTTGAAGATGCACTAGAAGCAGTGAAGTCGGCCCAGCTAGAGGGAATATTGCCCGGGGGTTCTACATTTTTTATTAATCAATCAGAATCTTTATTTGAAAACGTTAAAGAAGAAACCACGAATGAATGGCAAGAACTTGGCGTTAAGATTGTCGCGACAGCTATTAAAGAGCCCCTCCGACAAATGGCCTTGAATGCGGGAGAGTCCCCGGATTTGATTGCGGCTGCAGTCTTATCCTCCGAAGATAAAGGGTGGGATTTTGTAGCGAATGAGCTTACCGACATGCTAGAGGCGGGAATTATCGACCCAGCGCGAGTGACGCGATGTGCATTGCAAAATTCTTTTTCAGTGGCAGGTACTTTAATTACCTCAAATCACGCCATAGTCGAGGTATAACACTAATTAATGTTAGGGAGGAGCTTCCACTATGTCATCTGATGACTGTACCCCCGTCCAAGTGACGTTTGCTGAGATTGATGGAAAGTTTGATCAAATTATGCAAAGTATGGATACCATTAAAGAAAAGCAAGAAGAGATGGCTGACGACATCTCAGAGATTAAAAAAGCGGTGTACGATCCAGACTCAGGATTATATGCGCGCTTGCGTGAATTGGAAAGTTGGAAAGCCACCTCTTCTCGTTTGATATGGATTTTAATTACGGCGGTTGTCTCTCTTGGAGTAGCTACTGTGTACAAAGCTTTATAAAATAATTTGCAAATTTCTTGACACCATTAAATTAAATATGATATATTAAAACAAGCGAGGCTTAATGAAAGTTAATATTAGTTATTCTGTGGCTTTAGAAGAGGTGCTCCCTCTTGTGCAAAAGCTTTACAAAGAACATAAAAAAGAATTCAATAGTACTTTTTCCACCGCCGCCACCATTGTCGAATCATCTTTTACCGATGAACAATTAGAAGCCATCTTATTAAGCATTAACAAGATGCGCGTAGGGATGGTCAAATTTGACACCAAGCTGGAAGAGTGCGTAAATATTATTGGTGGGTATCACCAAATAATCCATCAAGAAGTCCCCGAAGAGGAAGTGGAAGAGGGGTTGGAAGGAGGCCTTGTTGATGAGCCAATTCCAAGTGGGTGATCTTGTGTGGATCCCTGATAAAACTTATGGGTTTGAGGCGATTCGCCCCGTTAATTATCGTTACAAGATTGAGGGCCCTCTTTACGGATTAGTAATGGAAGTGGATGATACGCTCATTAAAGTCTCTTTGAGTAAAAGGCCCGAGCCCGAAATATTTTGGTTCCGTCCTAATGAAATATATAAGCACAATGGAGACGTTTATGGTAAAGTTTGTTGAAGTGGTGAAAGATATGAACACGTTTTCGCTACGCGAAGTGTTCGTTAACCCTACACATGTGGTGTCACTCCGCGAAGATAGTTTTATGAAAAAGCATTTGACAGAGGGGCGATTGCCCACCGATTTAGATTTGCGCCAAAGCTTTACAAAGATTACTCTAAACAAAGGGGCGACGGGCCAAGAATTGGTAGTCGTGGGAATACCTTCATTGGTAGAGTCGAAATTAAAAGGGGGAGCCAAGGAACTTTTAAATGGATGACCTTGATTACACTTATTCTTATTTTTTTATGTGGGTCAAGGAAGGCTGTCCTTACTGTGTCCGCGCGCGCACCCTTTTATTTGAGAAGTGCCTTCCTCATGTGGCGCATGCAGTGGATACACGCCCGCAATTATTGGCGCGTGTAAAAGAGCGGTTCAAGTGGCCCACCGTTCCCGTCATTGTAGAGTACACAGTGGAAGGGACCCAGAAAATTATTGGCGGGTACGACGATTTGGTGGTCTATATCAGAGAAGCGGAAAAAGACCGCAGGACTTCAGCGTGACGCAAAAAGTAATTTATGCTTTACATCAGGAAGAATATGACAACTACTTAAATGAAATCTTTGACAACCGGAGTCATGCTTTTGAATTTCTTTTCGACTTCCTCAAAGACAAAGATCCGGAGCACCATATATCTACCTTTTCATATCTCTGTGAATATTTTAGCATTTTATATCAATTTGAAAATCTTTTAGAAGATATTGCGCTGGGTGCCACGTGGGATGAAACGAATGTGCGTTGGATGGTGGAGGAACACGTCGCCCTGACGGTTATTGTTCACGTCCATGCTCTTCACACGTGTAAACAAGAATTGCTTAATCATAATATAAGTTTTTCTATCCATTAAGGAGGAGCCCATGACCGATTATTATAAAACACTGGGTGTCAATGAAAATATAAGCCCCCCCGCCTTAAAAAAGACCTACCGTGCATTGGCACAAAAATATCATCCCGATAAAAATCCGGGCGACCAGCAGGCTGCCGAACAGTTTAAAAGGATTAGCGAAGCCTATGCCGTCTTAGGTGATCCCCAAAAGCGTGCCAAGTATGATGCCGATCGGAGCGGCAGCATGTTTAGCTTCGGCGGAGGATTGGGGGCCATGTTTTCCGATCTTTTTGGCAACAGGCCTAGTGGTCCTCCGCCGCCACGCGACCCCCGAGTAAATTTAAATATTTCGCTGAGTGAAATAAAAGCCGGTGGCGTTGAACGGGTACTAGAATTGGACAATTCAGTAACATGCCATAACTGCGCGGGAAGAGGAGGCGACCAAGTTGCACCCTGTACCACCTGCAACGGCCAAGGACGAGTCCAACAGTCATCGCGTCAAGGCAATTCTTTCTTCCAGCGAATTCTGAACTGCTCTGCCTGCCAAGGACGGGGGAAGATTATTTTGAACCCTTGTACCCATTGTCGAGGCGAAGGTAGCGTCGTCAAAAGGGAGACTTATCACATCAGTGTTAAGTGTACCCTTAAAAATTAACATTAATCTTGAATTATTGAATAATCAAAACTAATTAGTGTATGACCATGCAAAAGTTTTTTAATTCCTTCCGTCGCTACTCTACCCTCACCGAAGAACAATTATTAATTGAAGGCCGCAAAGAAAATGTCGCCAAGATATATGTCGATTTAGCTAAACCACGAGAAGAACTGGATGGCGAAAGCGTCCTAGACGTTTTGATCCAAGCCGACCCTTCGGGAAATCAAAAGTATCTGGAAGGAGCGGCAAAAATTGTAGACCAGACCATCCAGCATGCCGTGGATCAGGGCAACGAAATATTTTGGGCAAAGAAATGGCCCGTCGACACGGAAACACGGATCGATCACCATGGCAATCGGGTTACCTCCCCAGTTGCTGGCGCTCAAGACACAGACAATCTAGTTTCGCCATGGGG